ATAAGACCATGTATAAGGCTATACATGACCAGATAAACAATCCATAGTGTACCGCTTTCATATTATGCGTCTATTGAATAATCTTCCGGGTTTCTGTCGCTATCGGCTATTTTCTTTTTATATTCTTCTTCCGTATATAGACTGTCATCAACCAGAATATCTATTCCCTTACAGGTCTTTTCTCCATGCCGTATATTTGCCCTCACGTGGTATTCCAACCCGTTCACTACTACATTGACTATATTGGTACGCAATATCTCCCCATGCGTACCGCATATCCCTATAAAGACAAACCTGCTAGATGGTTCATTCCCTTTATTCTCCTGATGTTCAGGTGTCATATACCTCCTTTAAGTTTTTAATAAACTAAATAGTATTTTTATTTCTTTACAGTACAATTGTTCTCCAAAAGGCAAAGATAATAATTTATCAATAACTTCTAGAACAGCTTTATTGTAGTCATCTCGCATATCTACCATAATATAATTATCTAAGCCTGTTGAAGTCCATGTTGTTTTATTTTTCATTTTGTCTCCGTTGCTATGGGTGTTATTACCGGACTATTTATCCAACCCACTATATGCATACAAGTCATGTAGCCAAGATAAAACGCAAAAGATACCGTAACCACACCAGTAAAAAAGGACAGGATTTTATCCCAATTAAATCGTCTAACAAACCGCCCTGTTTTTTCATCTCTTTTGATATAGTCATACATAAATTCCTTTCTTATCCCAGTAAAAATCCGGTGTCGGCTTACGGGATAAATTCAAACAATGAGTACATGATTTCTTGCCGGGTTCTGCTAACCTCCGATGGCAGGATCGGCATAGTTTATCCTTAACTATTTCTATTACCATTTTCATAGACAATTGACCTCAATTTCCATCCGGGGATTTTTCTTGTCGAATTCCTTCCGGACATTTAGAAAAGTTATCTGACTGTCGTTATCATAGATTTTGAGACCCTGTAGTAGGTCTAAAACGGTTTTAATCGAGGAATCGATATCCCTATCCCACTTGAGATACATGGCAAGGCATACATATAGGTTTCCGGAGACCTTTTTTTGTTTCCTGATCTGCCTTTTTATTTCCCATCCGGCTTCTTCTTCCCAATCCCTTACCTTCCGGTTCTTATATACATGACTTTTTCCATGTTTATATGTCTGGTTTAACGGTATCGGTAATGGGATTGTAAATTGCATGTAGTGGCGGGTAAGGGAAAAGGGTTTTTTCTGTATATGAGTATTAGAATTGAGTTACACGCATCTTTATGAGCAACCTTACCCGCCTGTACCTGCAATCTATTGACTGGCTGTATGAAGATACATTTAACTACCGGTTACGTCTGACGTGATACTTACGGTAGCACCAGTCAATGATCCAACTCTGCTTTTGGTAGTGTATCCGCAGTCCGGTGGAAGCTCGCCTCAGTTTGCTGTCAGCTTACCTACACCGGCATGCCGATACACTACTATTTATATTTTAACCTTTTTTGCCAATTCTATCGGGAAGTACCATTGTGGTTCCTGCCCGACCATTTTGCGTTCTCCGGATAACATTACCTTTTCCTTATCGAATATCCATTTTTCATGCTTTCCCCTGTCTACGAATATCAGCCTGTCGATTTTGTCGCCTATAATTGACAGTACCGGAAGCGGGATTGATAATTGCCTGTCTTTCCATAATACCGCCTTGTTGAAACAGACAAATTTTGTATATGTCCTTCCGATATAGTCAAATTTTCCTAAATTCATGGTTTCTCGTTTTTCTCCGGAGATTTAATCCAGTCCGGGTCAATATCGGTTCCGTTTGAGAATAACACTTGGTCAATATGCTTCCAGACTGCTCCTTCATCGAGTTTCTGGTCTTCCTTGACCTCAATATCCATACCGTATCCGGTCTCCAGCATATTGTAATTGCCTAGATTTTTCTTGAATGTCTTGTGGAAATGGATTGTTTTCATAACCTGCCTCCGAAAAATCCTTTTGGTTTAGCTTCCCACGCTTCTACCAGACTTTTGATCGATTTATTAATTTCCCTTATGGCTATAATCAATTCATCTGTCTGCTCATTTCTTGTCTGTCCATTTGGTTTTTCTTCTTTTTTAATCTCTATCATTTTCTCCGGAAAATTTGTCAATATAACTTTATGGGGTTTATGTTTTTCCAGATATTTTCTGTATAATTCTCCAGTTTTATGCCTATAGTCCTTAAAATCCTGACTTAACATTATCAGTTTTACCGTAGTCCATGACCTATTGATTGCTTCTCCGGTTTTACTAATGCTTACCCCGGCATTTAATAAGGTTTTAATTGTTTCAAATTCCCTAGCGGTTACTTCTTTCATATATTCCCACCTTTCCAATAAATATCTGACGCAATACCAAATAATGATGCGCATTTCTTCAGAGCATCGCTGGTAGCTGCCTTAAAATCGTCTCCTATGTCTATCGGCAACCCGTTATCATTTTTCTTCACATCACTGCCTCCCCATTGTTCTTTGCTGATTGCCTGAACAATCGGAGTATTACCCGGAATAACAATATATCCGGTAAGTTTTCCTAATACCTGGACTTGCGTAATTGACTGGTTTTGAGACTTTTCCTTAACCTCAAATGACCACATATAATTGAATATCTTATTAAGTCTGTCAATTACATATCCGGTAGCTACATAATCAAATGTCTTTCCGCCTCTACCCGGTCTATGCTGGATATATTTCTCCGGAGTTTCCTCAAATATCAGTTTAGTTTTATCCGTATTAACTAAACCGTATTCCTCCGGCTTTTTGTCTCCGTTCATAGTTTCTCCTTTCTTAACCTACGCTTTATACGTTCCCCGTAAATAATTTGCATTACACGGTTATGGCTAATGCCATACATCTGGGCAAGTTCAGCATAAGTATGAGATTTTTTGTCCTCATATATCCGCTTGTTTCTTTCTGATTTAGCTTCCATACTATTATATGTACTCCTTTCTGGTAGTATTGTCAATATATCAGTTTTTCTTCCGGCTTTCAATCGCATTATTTAATGCTTCTATTTCTCCGGCTTCATATACTCTCCGGACAAATAACTCAAGATATCCCTGTAAATCCGATGTAGTAAATTCATCGCCATGAATAAAACTGTCCATCAATTCTTCGTAAAATTCCGCCATCTTTTCCTTTTTGTCTTTACTGTCGTTTTCACCTAATAATTTGATTTCCTTTAATGGAATATCCTTGTCAATTTTTTTCATATGTTTTCCCCTCTCATAATCATTTTATTTATGCCTTCGATAAAACATTTTTTATGATATCGGGCATAATTCCAACTATTCCGGAATACTCCGGAGACAATCGCAATCTCGATTTCTCCTTTTTTGATTTCCTTCATACAGTACGGGCAAGGGTTCTGATGGTTTTTTGTCGGTTTCCGTTCAATTTTAATCTCGTTGATTTGTTTCATGAATCTTCACCTTCTTCCGGTTCTATTACCTTATTACCAAAGGTTAACTCCGGACTTTCGGCTTCTTTAATCCATGCCTTGCTTCCGAACCATTTATAATAAGTTATGCCTAACTCTGATAATCCGAAAATCAAGGTATCGCAATCCTCTTTGTTCGGTCTTTCAATCCGGACTGCGGAGATCTGGATTATTTTATCTGTCATGGTACACCTCCTCTTTGATTACATCGCCTACAATATCCCACGGCTGATTTAAGACATCAATTAAAACCTTGAAATGCGGGTTGCGATGGTTATTTTCGTTATACCGTGCCTCTTCGTCTCCATACAATTCATAATACCCCTTAAAAACTGCATAATCATGCGGAATAATCTCAATCAGATTACAATTAAGGATTTTGTACATTTCCTCAAATGTCTTTTTTCTGCTTGTGCCTAAATCGACAATTGTGCCATCTTGTTTATACAATGTATATTTATATTGTTTCTTCATATTCCCCCGTTCAGGTCTTCGACTTTATATTGACCGGATTTGATCTTTTTTTCGGTCTCGGCTTTCTTTTCGCCTAAAAACTGATTGCGGTATTTCCCGGTAGTTACTGAATAATCCCAGTTATCATCTAGGATTATTTTTCCTCCAGTTTTAACTGCAATTATTGTTTCATAACTTTGGAAAAATATACCCACACCATTTACCGATATAATAAACTGATTAGGTACATAATTCCCCCTGCTTGATCTCATATTTTTGACTGACACTTTTGGTAATTTCATATAATCTCCCCTTTCTGCATATCCTGCAATTTTTTTATACTTTGCTCCATCTGGAACATGAGAGACGCACACCGGAGTATTAAGGCTCCGATTTCCGGCTCGTTCACCTGATAATAATGGTCGGCTAACTTCCGAGCCTGTAACAGTTTTGCGTTTGCTTCCCTGTTCTTTATCCGGTCAAGTCCCCTGATGTATTCCTGATAATCCTTGTATTCTGATATTTGTATTTTCATAATCCACCCCCTAGTACATCACCGCAACACGGGCAAATTTCCAGCTCCATTACTTGGTGAATATCCGTGTTAATTTCCGTCTTAATCTCCGGCAATACCCACTCATGACACCCGCCACAGAGTACACTGTCTCCGGGGTCTCTTTCCTGTTCATAATCACTATCAAAATCAGCCGGGATATTATCACTCCGGTCATATTTGTTTGGACTGCTCATAATTCCCCCTTTTTTACTGTCTCAATACTAAACTGATTGTAAACTATACTAGTATGATTGTCAAGAGGGGAAATGGATTGTAAAGTATATTGACTGCCTTTGATATTGTCATACAGTTTGTGTGTAAAAACCGATGGAAACACTAGAGGAAATTGAGGAAAACTGAACAATCCTGACCGTTTTTGTAATTCTTCCGGAAGAAATTCACAGGATTATTATTACATCTAGTTTATTGCATTATTATAATATGAGATAGACTGTATATCTGATGGACTGTATGATAGAGCATGAAGATATATGGAGAACATACACTAGCTAGTAAATCTTCCTATACTGTATGGATACCCTTACTGCATGACCTATAGTAGAGCCATACCATACAGGGAGAGAGTAGGTAGAGTTTATGGTTGAGTATAACCCTTTCCTGTAGGGAGAGTTACATGGAGAAGGTAGTACTATATAATTCCAGTAATCCATATTCCAGTCTTCTCTTAATCAAGTTATGCCAAAGATAAGAAACACAGAAGATATTAAGAAGGTTTTTTCACCTGATTATCGGTTTGTCCGTCAGGTTTAGTACATTTCCTGTCTAAAACCAACAGTTAGATGTTGGAAAAGGTGAGCCGGAAATAGGTCAGGCTTCCCACCGCTTTTTTATGTTTCCATGCCGTAGATTAAGTTTCCACAGTATGTTATTTCCCCATCCGGTTTATTCGGGCTTTACCGTTGCCTCAAGCATTGGAGACCTTTCGGTTAAGGATGCTTTATGAATAAATTTCAGTATGGCTTTGATGATAACGGGATTTCTGGATCTTCTTCCGCAAGTAGGACAGATGACTTTTTCAGTAGACTTTGACATATAAAAACCCTTATGACGAGTACAGGTACAAGTTTGGCTAGAAACCTATACCCATCATAAGGGTTGCCAAACCTGTTTGTATTCAACTAAATATATTATATCACCCCTGTCAAGTATTTTATAACCGGCACTTGACTTGGTATGTTATCATGGATTGTATGCCCGAAGATGAGATTATACTTCCCCAGAATTCCCCTACTAAAGATATCGTTAGACAGACTGACTGGTATAAAGCCCTTAAACCCCGGCAACGCAAGTTCATTAAGCGTTATGTAGTCTGCAAAAATCGGGTCACGGCATGGATGGATACCCATCACTGCAGGGACCGGGCAATCGCTGCCGTTGCAGTCTCCCGTTTCATGCGGGAACATCCCCAGATCATCGAATTCTTTTACCAGATGGCGGGTATCGGGGATGATGACATCATTAAAGTGGTCCGGGAATCGATGGAATCCAATAAGCAGCAGATATACCACAGCAAGGTCTATGAGTTTCCCGATCCCTATGCCCGGCTCAAGGCTGCGGAAATGGCGATGAAGGTCCGGGGGATCGATAAGCCGGAGATTGCCCACCAGACAAACGTGATGATCGTTGCCGATCCGGTCAAGGGAGTGTACAAGGTCATCGAAGGCGAAGAAATTGAGACGGAAAAATGAAATACCTGACCCATATCACCACTATCGGCAGGGAGACAACCTTCAAAGCCATCGAATCGAACCGGAAAGAGTTGCCTCTTGGTAGTAAGATAATACTATGGGTCAATCTGATAACCGGATTCGATACCTCGATCATCCCCAAACTCCGACTATTGGTGGATGACATGGTGGTATCCTCAATCAATTACTGCGACTTCTCCTGCGTGATAGACATGATGTATCTGGATTACGACATCATGCTCTACCAGTCCGATGACTGTGTCTTTTTACCGGGAGGAATCAAACAGGCGATGCGGATTTTTGAGGGAAATCCGAGAGTGGGTGCAGTCGGAAGTCTGACCCAGAAGGAAGGGATGAAGGAGAACATCTACATAGATGACCCGGAAGTACTACCGGACCTCGGAGTATTTTTTAACCATGAGGCGATCAATGAAGTGGGAGGGCAACGACCAATATTCCCGGCATACGGTTATTCCTTTCAGGAAATGCTGATCCGGATGATGATGCACCAATGGCATATGGTATCAATCAAGGATAACTATGCCGAACATGCCGGTGATGCCCACTACGGATCAAACCGACTGGGGACCCACAATAAGATTTGGGCAAGGAATAAGGAAGTATTTGACAGTCTCAAAAAGACCCATTTCCCGGTGGAAGGATGGTGGCAGAAATGATAAGTACCATCTATGAAGCCAGTCCGAAACAGCAGTTGATGCATTTTTCGACTGCCGATGAGGTACTGTACGGGGGAGCAGCCGGAGGAGGCAAAAGTTACGCCCTACTCTGGGATGCGGTAATGTTCTGCATGTCCCATCAGGATGTAACCGTTTCTATTTTCAGGCGTACTTATCCGGAACTGGAGAAATCGGTAATTTTGGAAGCATTAAGGGTAATTCCCTTCGAGTGGTATAACTACAACAAGAAGGAACACCGGATGTACTTCAAACGTACCGGTTCCATCCTTGAGTTTAACTACTGTCTGTATGACAACGATGTGTACCAATTCCAGTCGGCACAGTATGACCGGCTGTATTTTGACGAACTGACGCATTTCAATAAATTCCAGTATCTCTACCTGATTTCCCGGCTCCGGACTGTCAAGAAAAACATCAAGACGCAGGTAAAATCAGCCTCAAATCCGGGAAATGTCGGTCATGAGTGGGTAAAACGCAGGTTCATTACCGATGCGGTCCCCGGAGAACTGACCATGCGTACCGAACCGGAAACCAATACCGCCTATACTACCCAGTTTATCCCCGCCAAAGTACAGGACAACGACTACATCATGAAGAATGACCCGAAATATATCAGTAACCTGATGCTACTGGACCGGGATGACAGACGGGCATTGTTGGAAGGCGACTGGGATGTTCTCAAGGGTCAATTTTTTGAGGAATGGCGGTATGACAAACATGTAGTCAAGGCATTCCAGATTCCGACATGGTGGACCCATATCCGGTGCATTGACTGGGGTTATACCAAACCGGCATGTGTCCTATGGATCGCATTTGCACCTCATGGTGAGACCTATATCTACAAGGAATTGGTAGTTACCAAGACCTCCGATGTGGAACTGGCAAAAAAGATTCTGGAGATGACCGGAAAACAGAAGATTAACTATACCGTGGCAGACCCATCGATGTGGAGTATCACCCAGTATGAACGGGGGGAATCCGTGGCATACCGGATGACTGCCTCCGGAGTGACGTTAATCAAGGGAGACAATAACCGGATTGCTGGATGGAACCTAATTCATACCTACCTGCATTTTACGAAGGAAGTCGAACCGGTCCTGCATATTTTCAATACCTGCACCTATCTCATCGAAACGATTCCGGGAATGATCCATGACCAGAACAAACCGGAGGATATCGATACCCACGGTGATGACCACGGTGTAGATGCGATGCGTTACGGACTGATGACCAAACCGGTACTGCCAAAGAACCCGCATATCAATCCCCCTGTCGGATCAATGGATTACTGGATGAACCGGTATAAACGGGAAAAGAAAAATTACGGATATGTGGGGACACTATGATTAACGTCATACAGGATACCAAACCGGTAACGGACAGATGGACCGTACTTGAACGTGGACTTAACATGATGATCGCATCCAATTTCAAGGACTACAAGGACTGGCGGGTACTGTCCAATATCAAGAAATACAAACCGTCTATGGACAAGTTTATATTCGCCCAGAAGACCGGCAAGATTCCGGAAATATGCGAGATTTACTGGAAAGGGGAATTTGTCTGTGAGGTGAACATACTTGAGACACCGGCACAGGCACTCACCAAAATCAATGACGGACTGATTGATTTAATTAAAAAGAAAGGATGAAGATATGACATTTCCGATTACCCTACCCGAACCGGAAGACGGATGGGAAAAGTTTGAAAAAGTATTTCTGAAACAGACTGTGATCCAGATTTACAAATGTCTCCGATCACCCACCGACAAATTCATCCTGATAGCGATCAAGGAAATGGGATATCCGGAGGAGGTCGTAGGTATGATGTTAGGCAAAAGTCAGGAAGTCATATCCATCAGGTTAAAGAAAATCTGCGACAAACTACGCCTCAAAAGATACAACGAAGATATATAAAACGTACCATAATACGGTATAGTAAAAATATATGGACACCAAAGGCGATTTAATATCTACCCTGAACCACCGGCTTACTTTAGGGGAAAGATTTCTCAAGACCTACAAGGAAGATGTCGAGAAATGGGAAAAGGATTACCAGATCAAGACGTTACTTAACTCAAAGATAGAAGGTATGGACAATCTGATGCAGATTCCATACATCTTCTCCACCATCGAAACCTCACTTCCGACTATCTTCGATTCAGTCCCCAGTTTAATCATGAAACACCGGGGAGTGAAGGACCGTGAATTCACCGAATTTACCGCCAAAATCTGGGATTACGTCAAAGACCGGCTGCAGTTGGAGGAAAAAGTCGAGGAAGCCGGGACCAATTTCCTTGTAACCGGACTGGGAACCGTCAAATATGGATGGGATTACGGGTATGTGGATGTGGAGAATCCGCAGGAAACACCGATAAATAACTCGGATGGATCACCGGTTACGGATGAGACCGGACAACCGGTAACACAAATCGTGAACCAGAAGGTAAAGATTCCCAAGACCAACATGCCTTTCATCAAGGTCCAGAATTTCCGGCAGATCATCTTCTCCCCCGAATCGGTATTTGCCGAAGACGATGAGGAAAACCTGATCCCGTATATCATCCTGAAACGGATAATCACGAAGGAAAAGGCGGAAAAGGATTATGATGCGACATTCAAGGATGAGGACATGGAGACATTGGACCTCAAGGAGATCGACAAGAAACTTGAGGAGAACCTGATCGACAAGGACCTGATCGAATCCCCGGACATGAAGCGGGTAACGGTCTACGAGTACTACGGAATACTCCCGAAGGAATTTTCCAAAGACAAAAACTGGACTGCGGATCAGGTATATTACTGTGTATTCACCAAAAAGGAAGTCAAGAAAGACCCGGTACAGATCAACAAAAAACCATTTGCCCTGATGGGAAACTACGGTCTGCCTACCCATTTCTGGAGATTCGGAGAACCAAAAGTCCTGCGGGAACTGGAACAGGACATATCTTTTGGTCGCTCACGGATCATGGACATCCGGGACAAACAAGGAACCAAGATTGCCCTGCCTACCGGAACGGAAGTAGATGAACGGGCTTTACAGAAATCACGGGACTTTACCATCATGCGTTATATGGGAAACAACCCTCCCTCTTATGTCAATCCGCCCCCGATTCCTGAGACGATACTTACCGCATTGGAACAATCTAAATCAGATATCCAGATGGCAAGTGCGACACTTGATATCTCCCGTGGCGGAATGGAATCGACAGTAGATACCGCTACCGGTCAGAAGATATTTCAGGCAGCATCGGACAAGAGAAACCAGAGGAAGCGGAAGAAAATCGGCAGGTTTGTCAGGACCATCGCCAAAAACCTGTTAGTGATGTGTGGTCAGAATTGGGATGTGCAGGAATTCGCCCAGATTACCGATATGGACCCACAGGAATTGACCCAGAAGGGATATGTGGACTTACTGGCGCAATTAGGCAAGGAATATGATGTGGAGATCGATTATGAGACCACGACCAACAATGAGGCAGCCGAAGGCGCACAGGCAATCGCCCTATATCGGGAGATGAAGGATGATCCGGCAGTAAATCATGAGGAATTGGTTAAATTTACCATCAAAAAAGGATTCAAACAGAAAGATGTAGAGACATTTTTATCCGGTGTAGTCTCTCCGGAGACGATGAACAAAGTAATCGAACAGTTGATGCAGTCAGGAATTATCGATCCACAGATGGCACAGGTAATGGGTCAAAGGTTACAGCAACAGATCCAACCGGCAGTAACCGGACAGGGAGAAGGCAGACCGGCAGTCAATACCCCGACATCCATTGTAGAGAAGGGTATGCCGGGAACCAACAATACCCAGATGAATGCACAGGCGAATGCTGCCTTCAAACAGACGGGAGTAAGTAAGGGTCCACAGATAAATAGGAGGGGATAATATGCCATATTTTTCGGAAAAACAGAGACGTTTCATGTATGCCAAACATCCGGAAATAGCCGAGAGATGGGATAAGGAAGGCAAGAATTACGTCAAAAAGAAAAAGACATTTAAGGACAAGATGAAGGAAATGAAATGAAATTTAAGGACAGGGTAAATCAGTACCGGGAGATGATGGCACAACAGAAACTTGCCAAACAGGGGATTGTCGATCCCAGAGGTACTATTCCGTCTCCGGAGATACCGTTGGTAAAACAATCGTTAGGAGAAAAGGCAGTCAATTACTTCGGTAATGCTATCCAGAATTTCGGAAAAGGAATTGCCAATAAAATCGGAACCGGAATAAACAACATAATTCCGCAAAAACAGATTCAAATGAAATTTACTCAACCTACCCCGACACCTACTCCGACCCCGACACCGAGTAATTTCCAGTTTATTCCCAAAACAGTCGGGATTACCGTTCCGGAACCATATAAATTTCAACCACCACAGGGAATTATGGCGGATGCAATCAGGAAAAGTTTTCCGCAGGAAGCAACACAGGCAGCTACAGTAGCATGGAGTGAAAATGCTACGAATCCATATCATACCGAAGCATATAATTTCAATACTCCGGGCGATAATCGGATAACTCCCGGTTTTGAAGGAAGTGCGGATTACGGACCATTTCAAATAAACGATAAAACAATGCAGGATTATATCCGAAGGATGCCGGGAGAAATGATGAAGATAGGAGTAAATAACGTAAAAGATTTGAAAGACCCATATAAGGCAAGTGCATTTGCAGCATTGATCCGCAAGTTTCAGGGATGGAAAGCATGGAAAGGGTGGCAGGATAAAGGTGTAACCGGTTTATAATATGGACAAACTTCAGGATGAATGGGTCCATAAGTCCGGAACCGGATTGTGGGCAGAATACGAGAACGTAAAGACCGGTGAATCCACGATGAAGACCTATAAGATGGCGAAGGTATCTAACTGGGATGAATGCGACCATTATTATGACATATTCCTTGACGGTGTTTCCATCCAATGCCGGAAATGCGGAAAAGGCGGAAGGATCGTCTGGGGAATTAACTTCATTAAAGACGGAAAGATTGTCTCCAAATTATAACTTCGATCCCATTATGTTATTTTAAGAATAGGAGGATGAGCTATCGTTTCTTCCACAATCCGGCAGGATTAGGGGATGAATGAACTCATTTAACATATGGATGATGATAAAGTCTTCACGACTGATGAGGTCGTACAAGAGACAGAAGGTTCTACCGGTCAGGACCAACCGCAGACGGAACAACCGGAGGCAGAACAGGCAGGAAAACCTGCCGAACCTTTACAGATTGATCCGCTTCAATGGCTGGATACAGCCAAAGAATTGAAGCCGGAAGTTAAGGAAGCGTTGAAGGCGGGTTTTTTGCGTCAGGCGGATTACACCAAAAAGACACAGGAAATCGCAGCACTAAAACGTAAGGCTGAACTGTTTGACCAGATGCAACAGCAACCTACGCAACCTAAACAACCCGAAAATCCGGAGGAGGAACAGATACCGGATGACCCAAAGGAATTTTTGAAACTGGCAATCCGGAGGGCAAAGGAAGAAGCAGTTGCGGAGGCTAGAGCAGAATGGCAACAGGATCGTCAGTTGGAGATGGCTGAAAGACTGGACCCCAGACTTTCATCGGATGAGGAATATGCAACCGAGATTGCGAGAATAGTATCTACCAATCCGTTATACAGGAGCAATCAGATGAATCTGGTAGAAGCAACGAAACTTGCGATTCAGGAACATAAAGTCAAGAACGATAAAGTCAGACAGGCAGTTATAGCCGAACTGAACGAGAAAGCCCGGAAATCAACCGTGATTCCCTCCGAATCAGGATCGCCCTTGAATACTGCTAACAAGGTTCAGGCAACCACAATGCAGGAAGCTGCACGGTTAGCCGAAGAAGAATTAAGCAGAACATAATGAGACTACTTTAGCCCTATAAGGGGAGGTGAAATAATATGGCAGACGTAAACATGGGCGTCTTACTTTCTACTACACTAAAGAATTACCGCAATACCCTTGTGGACAATATTTTCAAGTCAAATGCGGTTTTCAATATGTTAAAGAGTAAAGGCGCAGTAAAAGAGTTAGATGGTGGTGAACGTATAGTCGTTCCGTTGATGTACGGCAAGAATACTACTGCAGGTTCCTATTCCGGGTATGACCCGTTGGATACGACCCCACAGACCGGTATTGATGCTGCTGAATACAACTGGAAACAGTACAGCGTTTCAATCACCATTTCAGGAGAGGAAGAAAGAAAGAATAATGGTTCAAAAACCCGTATTATCAATCTTCTGGAAGCAAAAACCAAACAGGCTGAACTTTCGTTAAGAGAGGCACTTGGAGAAGGACTGTTTTCAGATGGAACCGGCAACGGTTCAAAGGATTTAACCGGATTGAAAGCTATGGTAGATGATTCAGGTACATACGGAGGAATTGCATCAGGAACATATACTTGGTGGCAAGCAAAGACAGATGAGGATGCAACAACCCTTTCGATAGCAATCATGAGAGCATTATTCAATGACTGTTCAACCGGAGGAAGTGATACACCGGACCTGTTAGTTACGACACAAGCCGTCTATCAGTTTTATGAAGCGTTATTAACTAACTTCAACGGAAACGTATCATACTTCACGCCTTCCGAGGATCAGAAGAAACTCGGAGATGCCGGATTCCAGTCATTAGGATTCAAAGGCAGACCATTGGTGTGGGATGAGTTATGCACAACCGGATATATGTACATGTTGAATACAAAACATTTCAACCTGACAATTCATTCGGATGCAAATTTCAAGGTTACTCCGTTCATTAAACCGGAGAACCAAGATGCGAGAGTAGCACAAGTCCTGTTCATGGGTAACATTACCTGTGATCGTAGGAAATCGCATGGAGTTGCTTATACAATAGCAGCGTAATATTCAGAGGTGGGCGGGAGTACCCAATCTCCCGCCTTCCCTCCCTGACTAAACAGTAACACCTGTTACGTTAGTGAAACAAACCGAACAAAATAGGTTTTAACAATGGGAGATGGAGGTGAAATAAATTATGCAATTCAGAAAATTAGGTCGTGATGGAGCAGAAAACATGTATCGTACAATTCTGAACGTGGAAGGTGCAACGATTACTACTGGATTACCAGTTTCAATCAGACCAACCGCAGCTTCACTTGATGGAGTATCAGCAGTTGTCGCCAATGCCACAGCCGATTATTTTGGTTTTATCGGTATAGCACATGAAGATATCGCCAATAACGATTATGGACTGGTTCAGGTAAATGGATTAGTTAATTCAATTCTGATATCAAATGCCGGATCATCCATAACCATTACTGCAGGAGACTGTCTATTGCCGGGTACTATCGGATTCTATTCCGGTGCAGCCCCGACAGAAGCAGCATCCAACGGAAAAGGTGTTTGGGTAGTGGATACAAAAACCGTATCCGCAGCAGGCTATGTTCGTGGATTACTTGCGGTACTGTGATAGAATGAGTTAAGAAAACCGCTAGATACACAGGGAGCGTCTTTTACCTAGCGGTTCAGACGCTCCCTTTTTATGAAACTATATAAATGTTTGGTCGATGACAAGATAATAACGGAAAAAGCCATTAAAAAGGGTGTTTGTGCCGGTCACCAGTTAGCCGATTATTCTCCGGAAAAGGAAACCGTCTATAAGGTAGCGGTGGCAATACCAACCGAAGGACATACGCTTCCGGAGGCATATGATAACCATCTGGTAAATTGTTTCAGACTGGGAGGACTGCAGGAACGGTGGAGGTATGAAAAACGCAATCCACGGTATGAATTCTCTTGGTTCACTGCAGGTCGGATGTTGACACAGATGGCAAGAGAAAAACTTGTTAAAGTAGCACTCAAGGCTGATATTGATTATCTGGTCATGTATGATGATGATATGTTACTGCCTCCGGATATGGTCTGTAGATTAATCGAAGACATGGAGGCGCATCCGGAAATAGATATCCTTGCTCCACTTGCATTCATGCGTACTGCTCCGCATTATGCAGTTTTATATAATGTTAAGGAGGGATATGACAATATTAGACATCAGGAATATTATATCAACCATTGGGTAATAGATTATCCGAAAAACAAATTAGTGGAATGTGATGCAGTTGGGTTCGGTGCAGTCATCATTAAAATGAGTATGGTCCGTAAGATGCAGGAACCGTATTTCATGAGTACTACTCCAACCGGTGAGGACATATTCTTCTGTGTAAATGCCCGGAAACAGGCAAATGCTAGGATTTTCATGGATACCCGGATCAAACTAGGACATCTGGGAGACCCAGTTATGATTGATGAAGATTACTGGTTACAGTTTTCCAAAGTACACGGAGTAGATATTCCGAAGGCAAAATATAAATATGCCATTGACGGTTATGAAATAACCCATGACTTGATGGCGTTAGAAAGGTAATATGGAAACAGTTTCAATCATCATGCCGACTTATGATAATCTCCAGTATCTTGGTGAGGCAGTCCAGTCAATCATTAATACAAGAGCGCATGAGGAACTTCTGAAAATTTATATAGTAGATAATGGAACCAATAAGGTTCGTAATTTACTGACTGGTGCATATGATCCATTTGTAAAGATAATTGAAACCGGAAAAAACTTGGGATGGGAAGGTGGTCTGAAAGAAGGATTGAAACATGTACCGAAGGGTGTGGAATTCGTGATGTTTGCAAATGACGACATATTTATTCCCCGGTCATCCCTCTTTTGGCTAACGGATATGCTTCAATGGTTCAAATCCCCGAAGATTGCTGCAGTCGGACCAATATCAAATACGGTCATGGGAGTACAGAACATGAAATTCCAGACAGTACCGAAGGATTTATCCGTGGAATATCTGATCGGATTCTGCATGCTAGTCCGGAAAAAAGCATTATATGAAGTCGGGGGAATAGACGACACACTTCCGGGAGGGGATGATCTTGACCTCTCAATCCGCCTGAAAGACAAGGGATATACATTACTGGTAGATAGAACCGTTTTTGTCTATCATTACGGATTTAAGACCGGAGAACGTCTACATGGTGATTACACAAAAGCTAACGGATGGAACAGTTACGAACAATACCATGCGACAAATACAGCATTAATCAAAAAACATGGTTTTGCTAGATGGCAACGAATACAGATGAACCAGGTCTGTGATTTTAAGGCTTCGATTTACTGGGAACATGGGGAGGATGAGATTTATGATAAATTGATAACTTCCAAATTCAAACGGATATTCGATCTCGGATGTGGAGCGAACAAAACCGTAAAACAGGCAATCGGATTCGATATATTTCCGAAAGGAGTGGCAATTCCGACCTTATCCGGAGTTTCACTTTCACAGGCGGATATCGTGGCAGATGTATCAAAACCGCTTCCGGAAAAGAATGCGGATATGATTGTTGCCCGGCATATCCTTGAACACATGATTGATCCGGCAGATGCATTGACAAACTGGAAAAATGCCTTAAAAAGTGGCGGGACATTACTGGTGGCGGTTCCCAACGAACTTATCAGCCAAACGATCCCCATAAACAAGGAACATAAACACGCATTCACTCCAGAATCCCTGAAACGGCTGATGGAACTGACTGGATTTACGGAGATTGAATGGTACAACCCGAACAATTTCATTTCATTCGTGATGAAAGGAGTAAAACCATGAGGATTGCAATCTATTACGATAACCGTCTCGGCAGGAATGACGGTCCCCCGCTTTATTATTACCATGTCCTGAAGGACAAACTGGGACTGGACTGTAAACACCTGATTCCGCAGGGAGATACCCGGAAGGATTGCGGTGATTTCGATTTCCATTTCTGGGTAGACTGGGGAGAGGATGCACTCCATTACCCGGAATTCGAGATACCCAAAGACGGGGGAAAGACTATCTATGTCGCATCCGATACCCACCTTGACGGAGGATACCGGCTGAATAAGGCAAAGAAATTTGATTATGTATTCTTCAACCAGAGAAAGGCGGTATATAACTATGAAAAACTTACCGACAGGAAAAAGGGTCAGAAAATCGAATGGCTACCGCATGCATTTGAACCGGAAGCATACCCGCATATCGAGACACTTAAAAAATATGATGTCTGTTTCATCGGACATATTCAGGAAGATAAACCGAATTTTAACGGTTTCTCACGCATGAAGGCACTCGACATACTTTTCAGAGAATTCCCGAATTTCTACTACGGATCACGCCATCCGGCATATCCGGGTAAGGAACTGTTTGAGGATGCAGCACGGCATATGAGCCAGTCGAAGATTGTTTTCAATATCTCTATTGCCGATGATGTAAATATGAGGGTATTCGAGGTCATGGGAACCAGATCGTTCCTTATGACTAACTATATCCCGACACTTAAACACCTGTTTGAAGACGGGAAGGATTTAGTCACTTACAATACGATTCCGGAGATGGTGAGGAAGGTATCATACTACCTGAACCATGATAAGAAACGCATAAAGATAGCCGAAACAGGATACAATAATGTTATTAAAAACCATACGTACCAGAACCGGGTGGAACATATACTGAAACTCATAAAAGCCATCTAGGTCTGATACGATACTGATAGGAGGTAAAATATGGCAACAGCATTCAAGGATTGGATACCAGACGGTGAAGAAACCGGGGGAACTGGATCAACATTCAGGGATTTTGTACCGGATGCAAAACCGGAATTCCATCCGGAAATACCCGCAGAGGAACCAAAACCCGCAGAACCGGTAATTGAGGAACCGCAGCCGGTAGTAGAACCTGCTCCGGAAATTAAACCGGAGGAAGGAAAATAATATGGCACTCAAAGACGAATTAATAGCCAAGTTAAACGAGATTGACGATATGGAACGGTCCCTTGAGGCTGAAAGGGAAACATATAATCAGCTAACGAAAGATTTATATGAACAACAGGCACAAGTTGAGAAGAAAAGGCTGGATGCGGATGAGGCGATTAAGAAAGCCGGTGGTATCGAAGAAGTCAAACGGCTTCATGATGAATATCTGTCAAAAATTAATGCGCTGGATAAGGAAATTATAGCCCAGAAGCGCAAAAATCGGGAATTGATAACGTGGGAAAATAAACTTGTGGATATAGAAAAACGACAGGATGCAGAACATGTACAGTTGGTTACGGCAAAACAGGAGTTGGAACTGGACAAGGCATCGTACAAAGATGAACTGAAGACAAAGTTTCTTGAGGCACTTAAACAACAGTTGCCTCAATAATCCGGAGGCAACATGGCAAGACG